AACGGAAAGCTGACTGTTGGGCCGTCTGTGAACATTGCGATTGCGGCCTTGATGCGCGCCCGATCCGAGAGATCGGCGACGCATTCCATGCCTGCTGCCCGCATGATGCCACTCAGGACGTGATCCTCACCGAGGATGACCTGCTTCGTTTCAGGATAGACTCCGACAAGCTGGTTGGGGCCATCGCAGCTTCTGGCGGGCTACCCGCATTGACTACGATGGTCGTCGATGGCCTCTGGCTGCTGGGGCGCACGCCGAACGGGCGATACCTGTTTCTTTGCCGCGACATTCATGTGCTGACAGCACCCTCCACTCTTATGACGACCAGGATGGCAGCCGGATCGGCTCCCATCACAATCATCGCCACGGATGTCGGCCTTACAACCGAACTGCACCTGCGCGCAGCCGGACTCGATGCGCGATCTTTCGCAGACTGCGTTGCTTTCGACGATAACGGTAAGGAACGCCTCGCCCTTGATCGCCTCTCGTCGCCCGCAGCCACCGTGGCACGGCTTGTCCTGAGCCGCAGCCGCCAATCGGCCCTGTTCGACGGACGCCGCCTCGATCTCACGCCGCAGATGTTCGCGTTGATCCGCCTTTTGGCGGAACAGGCGAGACAACGGGATAACGTGCTGCGTAAGGAAACCATGGATGCGCAGACGGGGCGACCCGCCAACGAGATCGTACGGGATCTGCGCAAGGCGCTGATTGGTTGTGGCTTGTCAAAGGAAACCGTTGAAGCGCTGATCGTGACCGTGCGCAGCTATGGCTATCGCCTCGGCCTTGATGCCGCCGAAATATCAATCGAGGACTGAGAACCTCCACACACAATCCGCACACAACAAACCCACGCCAAACACACCGAAGGCCGCAACAGGTCGGGCAGTCTTGGAACAACAGCAATGATGTTCCGAGGCTTAACGACATGCCCCCCCCGATTTCCCCCGCCGACCTTACCACCCTGATCACCGAGGCAGCAGTGGCGACGCGTCGCTTGCACCGCAAGTTGGTACTGCCCGCCGCAGATATTGATGATCTGCGCCAGGACCTGTTGGTCGACCTGATCTGCCGTCTGCCCGGGTTCGATGCCCGGCGCGGCAGCATCGGTGCCTTTGCCAATATAGTGCTGCATAACCAGTCCTCGCGGATCGCGATCCGGCATCATCGCCAGCGCCGTGCGCAAGGCGGGAGCGTGCTTTCGCTCGATGCGCCCATCGAAGGTAAGACTGAGCCGATGGGATGCCTGTTGGCGGAAACCGATGGGCTGGCTGCCTGGCATGGCCAGGATGCTAGCGAGGCGGATCATGCCGCTCTCCGCCACGACCTTGCCCACGCGCTGGGCGATCTGCCCGACGACGCGCGTATGCTGTGCATCGCACTCGGCACATGCGCCATCGCCGACATCATCAGTCGCACTGGCACCTCCCGCTCCGCCCTTTACCGGCACATCGCCCTGCTGCGTCTTGACCTCGCGATGCGCGGGTTCGGGGCCCGGTGGGACGGTTTGCGGGCCGCGTGAGTAGAGGACCCTCATGGAGATGTTCATCATGCCCCCCACCGCCTTCACCCCGGCAAAGCCGCGGCCGTTCACCGATATCGAGTTCTGCGCCTGGATTGGTCAGGCCCGCCCCGGCGACCGGCTCGAATATCATCGCGGGTTCCTCGGCATCGACACGACCGCCGTGATCTCGACTCTGCCAGAGCCCGAGCGTCGCAGAGTCGGAGCGCTCGCCAGTGCTGCGCATCGGGCCTTCGAGGCGGCTCTGGTTCATCTGGTGCAGGTGCGCGTCGGACCGGATCGCTTCGCCTACCTCGCGATCGCGCGGACCAAACCCCGCCATGCGCCGATCCCGTTTTCCCAACTTATCGCCACAGAGGAGGCCGCCTGATGCGCGCCGTGCTTGCCTGGATCGGGGATCGGCTCCCGCCCTCCCTTTACTTCGCCTTGGCCGGGAAATTGGCCGAACCTTCGACAGGAGACAACGCCATGGCCAAACTGCCGAGCCTGATTGCACGCCTGCGCCGTGCATTTCACAGCCTTGAGGAATTGCCCGACACGGTCCCCGCACCCTGGCGCGAAGGCAACGAGATCGAACCGCTCTCCATCGAGGTGGCGACCATCGACGATATCGCTTTTGCCGTCGTGGCTGCCAACGCGGATGTCTCTGCCGCGATCCGGCTTTCTTCGGCACTTGAGAGACTGCACCGCCTTGCCCGCGAAGCCGGTGCTGTCGGGACCGACCGCGCCGTGGATGCGGCGCTGAAGCGGGAGGGACGATGATGTCTATTCCGTTCCCCACCACTGATGCTGCGGCCGGGCCGCAGCTCGGCAACGCCCCCGGTTTTGTTGACATTGACCGTCTGTCCATAGGGGAAATCGCAGCCTTGCCGCCCGATCTTCTCCTGACGCTGCAAGAGGCCGCCTTGGCCGAGTCGGCCCGGGTCAAGCGCCTGCGCGACCGTCTGGAGGCCGGGATCGCCCAACGTTACGGGGCTGCGACCGAGGCCGAACGGACCGCGCAGGGCAAGACTTCAGGCACAGTGCGGATCGAGGACGCAGGTGTGGTGGTCATCGCCGACCTGCCGAAGAAGGTCGCTTGGGATCAGGACCGGTTGGCCGCCATGGCCGCCCGCATCGTCGCGTCAGGCGGCAATCCGACCGAATACCTCGAGATCGCCTATCGCGTGTCGGAGCGCCGGTTCGGGGCCTGGCCCGAGGCGATGCGGGAAGGCTTCGCCGCCGCCCGGACCGAGACCACCGGCAAGCCCGTGTTCCGGCTCGAAACCCGAGACCGGTAACGCGCGGCGGCGGGACGCCCGAACGGCAACGCCGGGCAGGTTCCCCTTCGGCACCCGGTCACCCCCGCCGCCGCGCCCTTTTCAATTCATCGGAGAAACGCATGACTTTCCGCATCATCACCGCCGACGAACGCATTTCCTCGGCCGAAAACAAGACCTCGCTGGCGATCTTCGGCCCGCCCGGCGTCGGCAAGACCACGCTTCTGAAATCACTTCCCGCCGACGAAACCGTCTGCCTCGACCTCGAAGCAGGGATGAAGTCGGTGCAGGATTGGCGCGGGGCCTCGATCCCGGTGCGCAGCTTCACCGATTTTCGCGATCTGGTGGTGTTGATCGGCGGGGCGGACCCGGCACAACACCCGCAGTCCTGGTACGGCACCGAACGCCATGCCTGGCTGCAGGCCCAGCACCGCGACAGCGGCATCGAAGCCTTCCTCGCCAGCAAGCGCATCGTCTTTGTCGACTCGATCACCGACCTGACCCGGCAGGTCATGGCCTATGCCCGTCAGCAGCCCGAGGCGTTCTCGGATCGGACCGGCAAGCCCGACGTGCGCGGGGCCTACGGGCTTCTGGGGCGCGAGGTGAGACCGTGATCTTCGTCGGCGTGCTGGAAAAGGTCACGGACGATTTCGGGACGGTTACCTGGCAGCCGCAGATGGAAGGCGCGAAAGCAGGTCGGGAACTGCCCGGCATCGTCGATCAGGTTGTCTCGATGCAGTTGTTCGCCCGCGATGCCGAAGGTGGCTGGCTGCTGGATGAGACCGCCACCGAACGCCGCCTCGTGTGCAGGTCCGGCAATCCTTGGGGTCTGCCCGCCAAGGACCGCTCCGGTCGCCTCGATCTGACCGAACCGCCTGATCTTGGCGCTCTGCTGTCCCGCATCGACGGCAGCAGCCCCGCACAATCCGCATTCTCTTCCTGATCCCTGAAAGGACACATGACATGAGCTACGATCTGAACGACGCCCAACCGCAGATGGCGCCCATCGGCGAACTGATCCCCGATGGCACCTTCGCCAAGGTGCGGCTGACCATCCGTCCGGGTGGGGTGAATGGCGCAAGCCCGATGGATGCAGGCCTCTTGAAGGCGTCGCAGTCCAGCGATGCGCGGATGCTCGATTGCGAATTCACCGTGGTCGATGGCCCCCATGCCCGGCGCAAGTTCTGGCAGAGTTTCACTGTCGCGGGCGGCAAGCTGGACGAGAAAGGCCAGTCGATCGGTTGGAAGATCTCGAAATCCACCTTTCGTGCCCTTGTGGACAGTGCCCTCGGTCTTGATCCCAAAGACGAAAGTCCTGCGACAAAAGCCAAACGGGTGCTTCCGGGGTTGCGCCATCTCGAAGGCATCACCTTTGCCGCACGCCTTATGGTCGAGCCCGCCTCCAACCCGCAATACCGCGACCAGAACAGGATCGCCAACGTCGTTCTGCCCGACGAGCCGCAACATGCCGCGATCATGCGGGGTGAAACCGTCGCGCCGGATCCCGTCAACGCCCCGCCGCGCAAGGCCGCGAGCGTCCCGGCACCGGGCTGGCAAGCCCCGGCACCGGCTTGGGGTGCGGGGCAGCCAACGCCTGCCGCCCCGACTTGGGGCGCTGCCCCACAGCCCGCCGCCGCGCCCGCATCCGCTTGGGGCACGCAGGCTGCACCCGCAGCACCACCAGCACCGCAGTCGCCCGCACCCGCCGCACCGGGGGCTCCCGCGATGCCTGCGTGGCTCAATGGCTGAAGTGCTGCGAGCGCGGCGGTCCCGCAGGTCTGCGCGATCGCCAACCGCCCAACATGATGGGGCTGGGCCGGGGGACCGGCCCATGACCCCGGACGAATGGCAGGCGCATGTGACACGCGCCGCCGCGCTGGAGATTGGAAAATGGCTCGAAACCCGAGGAAGACTGCACCAACCCATCGCAAGCCTTACCCTCGGCGACCTCGAGGCAATGGCGGTCAATGCAATCTCGCGCTGGATCGTGATGCAGTCGGAACGCCTGCACCGGCTGGACTGGCCGCAAGAGGACCCGATCGCGATGCTCTTGCTCGGGTGACGATCTGCGCGGTCTGCGTGCGCGAAGCCGGTGGCTTTGGTTACTGCCACCGCCTCCAGCACGACCGCTATCTCTATTACCGCTTCTGCTCGCGCCGCTGTCAGGACGCGGGCAGCGCAATTGCCCAAAGGAACAATGGCATGATCGACAAGACCGCCCGCGAAACCCGTGCGATCCGCGACGCGCGGATGCTCTTCGCCGAAGCGCTGACCGACCTCGGGCTCATGCAGCCCTTCTTCAATCGCACCGCCGCCGACATTGATCGCCTGATCGAGGCGGCGGTCACCGGCTACGTCGAGAGCATGCTGGCGCAGGGGGCGGTCAAGGAACGCACCGGCACCACGTACGACGATCCGATTCCGTTCTGAGAGGACACGCCATGATCGACCTAAATCACGCATCGGGTTGCCTCTACGGCCAGCCACTCCCACCCGCGACCATTGGCACGGCGGTGTCGGCCGCCATCGATACAGCCCTCGTGGCGCGCAATCGCAACGAGCGCCCCCGGACCTATGTCAGTTCTTCGGGCCTTGGCCGCGATTGCCTGCGCCAGATCCAGTACGACTTTCTGGCCGTGCCCAAGGACGAGGGTCAGGAATTCGCGCCCAAAACCCTGCGCATCTTCGAGGCAGGGCATCGGGGCGAAGACATCGTCGCAAATTGGTTGCGCATCGCGGGCTTCGACCTGCGCACAGAACGCGCCGATGGCCGCCAGTTCGGGTTCGCCGCACTTGGTGGCCGCTTCAAGGGCCACATTGACGGCTGCCTCGTGTCCGGCCCCGTCGCCATGGACTACCCCGCCCTTTGGGAGACCAAGGCCCTGGGGGCGTCAAGCTGGAAGGACGTCATCAAGCGCGGTGTCAGCATCGCGCGTCCGGTCTACGCTGCCCAACTGGCGCTCTATCAGGCCTATCTCGACCTGCCGAAGCCTGCACTTTTCACGGCGCTGAACCGCGACACGATGGAATTGCACGCCGAACTGGTGCCCTTCGATGCGCGGCTGGCGCAGGAAATGTCCGATCGCGCGGTCACTGTGGTGCAGGCATCCGAGGCGGGCGAATGGCTACCACGCGCGGCAGCTGACCCCACGGCGGTTCTGTGTCGGGGCGGTATAACGGCCGGGAAATGGCACGCGCCCTGCGCGTGGGCCGGCAAATGCTGGGAGGGGCGGGCATGATTCCCGATGCTTACGCGCTGAAACGCATCGTTCGCTCCCATCGTGCCCGGTTCTGGGCGGCCGACCTGTTGGACGGCTTCGAATTCGCGCCGGTCTGGCGGTTCGAAGATCAGGAGCGGTTCGACGCCGACGATGTCGATGCGCTGGCCCGTCGCCTTGCGACAGGACCACAGCGGCTGCCCCATCCGCAAACGATCTTCGAACTGCGTGATCGCGGCCCCGACATCCGCTCCCAGATCGTCTATGCCCGCCAATGCTCCGATGGCATCGAAGCGGTCTGGCTCGCGCTCTGGCGTAATCCGCGTCGCTGGACCGATGTTCATGTCCGCCTGCGCATCACGGATGGCGGGGTTGCCGAGTTCGAGTCCAACCCGGCGCTTTCGGACACCGAGCTGGCCGAACAATGCGGCGAGGCCGCCGCCGCCATCGTCTGGCGCGCGCTGGCGATTCTGGCCACTTCGGCGGAGGTGAGCGAACGCCAGGTTGCCCCCTCGCGGCGTGCGCCCTTTGCCCGTGACGGTGTGCGCGGCTGGGTCTGGCGGCAGGTGGCCATCGATCCTGAACGGCTCCGTGTTGCCTCCGAGGGTCCGGCCGGCAGTCATGCCAGCCCGCGCTGGCACCTGCGTCGCGGACATTGGCGCCAGCTGGCGGACGGCCGACGCGTTTTCGTGCGGCAATGCGAGGTCGGCGACGCCGAACGCGGCGGCGTGGTCAAGGACTATGCCGTGGGAGGGCGCGCAGCATGAGCACGTTCATCCCTTCGGCCGCACAGGCCGCCGCCATCGCCGAAGTCCGCAACTGGTTCGAAAATCGTACCGATCATCAGCAAGTGTTCCGCCTCTTCGGCTATGCCGGGTCGGGCAAAAGCACCGTCCTGAAGTTTGCGCTGGACGACCTCGGGATTTCTCCACACCGCAGCGACAAGGACGGCTCCTGCATCCCCGGCGTCGTCACCGCCACCTTCACCGGCAAGGCGGCACTGGTACTGAGCCGCAAGGGCACGCCCGCGCGCACCATCCACAGCCTGATCTATTCGGTGATCGACGCGACCGAAGAGGAAATCGAGGCTGCCGTGAAGAAGGTGCTGGAGGCGGAAACTATCGCCCGCAAACTGACCGGCTTCGACCGGACCGCTGCAGAGGCCGGGATCGAGGCCATGCGACAGGCGCTTTCTGCCATGAAGCATCCGCGCTTTGCGCTGAATCCGCAAAGCGATGCCGTTGATGCCAAGTTGATCGTGCTGGACGAGGTGTCGATGGTGGGCGAGGAGATGGCGCGCGACCTGATGAGTTTCGGCAAGCCGATCCTCGTCCTTGGTGATCCCGGGCAATTACCTCCGATCAAGGGCGAAGGAGCCTTTACCCGCGACGTGCCCGACATGATGCTGACCGAGATCCACCGCCAGGCGGCTGAAAGCGCCATCATCCGGCTGGCCACCATGGCGCGGATGGGCGAGCCCATCGGCTTCGGGACCTATGACGCCTACGTGGCCAAGCTGCGCAAGGGCGACATCTCCCCCGACCAGGCGTTGCGCGGAGGACAGTTGATCTGCGGGTTGAACGCGACGCGCCTGCAACTGAACAATGCCATGCGCGCGGCCGCAGGGTTCGGCGGGACGTTTCTGCCCACCGGTGCTGCCGAGAAGATCATTTGCCTGAAGAACCAGAACGCCCACGGGCTGATCAACGGGATGTTCCTGACGCTCGAGAACATCGTCGACGAGGGCACGATGTATTTTTCGGCCGTGGTGATGGATGAGGATGGGCGGCGTGTTGGCCCCCTCGACCGTGAGGGACGCCCGGGCCGCATGCGCATCTACAAGGGGCATTTCGAGGATCACGTCGCTTATGACGCCAAGCGCCACGACCGCGACTGGAAGGAAAAGCGTCCCTTGACCGAGGCCACGTTCGGCTGGGCAATCACGGCGCATAAAGCGCAAGGGTCGCAATGGG